AGTGTTGACAAGATTTAACGAGAAAAGACAACCTAGTTTTTATAAAGATAAAAAAATAAAAATGGCACTAATTGCATTAAGCGGCGTTGGTTACACATCAAGCGACAAACGCGCAGAAATGGAAGCGTATAGAGATAAACTTGTAAGGGATCGCGACAGGCTTTTGCAAGCTGGCGTAATTACCCCAGGATCTAGCAAAGAACTTCAATACAAAGTAGCAATAAACAAAGTTACAGTAGCTTTGCAAGATTTACCAAGTGTGGCTGGAATTGGCCAATTTGATTGGCAAAATGCGTTTAGTAGTTTAGTAACAGCGGCTCCGGATATTATAAGCGCTTCTCGTCCTGGTGGCGGTTATGTACCAGGCCAATATCAACAGCAGCCGTTTATGCCAATGCAGCAACAACCAGAGCAAAAATCTGGAATTAGCACAAACACAATTTTGCTAATAGGTGGCGCAGCACTAGCAGCGTTTTTAATCTTTAAGAAAAAGTAATGTATTACAGTTATAAAAATAAAATTGGAGTAGTGCCTATTGCCGCTGTTGTTACAACGGCTGTAAAAGTATTACCTGGTTTGATCACTTTTTTTAGAGGTGCTTTTGCAAGCCCAGCTGGCGACGCCAGGGCAGTAATAAATGCCGTTAAGCAACAAATTACAAGCCAGGACGCTAGGACTAGATTAGCTACTGTAATTGCTGGAAGCCAGCAAAATTTTAGGGCCGCTGATGTGGACGTAAACGAAATGTTATTTTGGTATCGACAAAATTACCCAAATGATTATATAGAACTATTGCCAGAAGATAAACTTTTTTGGAATACTTATCTAGATAATTACAGACAAAAGTTTTTAATGCAAAGGCCTGATTTGCAAAATAATTTTTTAAATAGATCTTACTTTACAAAGGAGCAAATAAATTATAAACCAGAAACACCAGGAACGCAAAAGGCTGGATTGAATATGTGGGTAACACTAGGACTTGTTGGCGCTGGTATTTTCGCACTATCAAAAATGAAAAAATAATGACCGCAGCACAAAAAGCAGCAAAGGCAAATTTTAAAAAAGCCATTGAGTACAGGAAAAAAACTGGCGTTTCTTTAAAAGAAGCGTTTGCGCACGTTTACGGTAAAAAAGTAGGCGCGGCACCTAAAAAGAAAGCAACAAAGAAGGAAGCACCTAAAAAGGCGGCTAAAAAAGTTGTAAAGAAGGCAGCACCTAAAAAGGCAGCTAAAAAAGTTGTTAAAAAGTCAGCACCTAAAAAGCATACAAAGTATGGAAAAGTAAAAGCTCACACTCGTAGAGTTGCTGGCTTACATAAAGATACTAAAAGCCATAACGTTAATATTAGAGTAGTAAGTGGAGTTGGTAAAAGCATTAAAATTGGATCAATGCCAATTTATAAAGATAAAGACGCAGCAAGAGAAATACAGTTGTATGCAGATAATGACAGCCAATTATATTATCAAAGAAGAAACCCAATTTTAAAAAATTTATCAAAAAAATATTTAAAAGGTCAATATGATATTGAAAAAGCAGCTAAATTATGGAGATACTATATAGACGCAGCTTTACAAAAATATCATAAAGAATTTGGCGGCAGAGGTAGTTGGAGTAATTTGTTAAGTGTACCTGATAGAAATTTATTAGCCACTGAATATGCAAAAAGAACAAAAGAGGAATTTGATTTAGGTAATACTTATTAAAATGTACAAAATTTCTTTATATACTAAAAGAAAGGCAAAAGCGTTAAATGTAATTGTCTTACCTAGTGAAAAGAAAAATAAAAAAATTGATGTTTATGATGTTTACGGTAATTTTTTAGCGAGTGTGGGTGATCCTAATTATTTAGATTATCCGAGCTTTTTAAGATATTGCGGTAAAAAGATAGCTGACGAAAAAAGAAAATTATATAAAATAAGACACCAGAAGGATAGAACGGTTAAAGGCTCCCCAGGATACTATGCCGATCAATTACTCTGGTAAATTAAATACTTCACAACAATTTAAAAACAAAAAAAATGCGTAGAAGAAAAGCAGCAAAAAAGTCAAGCAGACGTCGCAGAATGTCTGGTATTGGCAAAGTAGGCGGCGCAGCTACCAGCGTACTTTATACAGTAGCGGGAGCAGCAGCAGCACAATTAGTTGGTAAATTTTTACCAGCAGCAACAAATGATAAGATCAAAGCAGCAGTACCAGTTGCAGTAGGTCTTTTCTTACCAAAATTTGTAAAAGGAGCAGCGGGCCAGGGCCTAGCAGCTGGTATGATCGCCGTAGGTGGTCTTAAACTTGTGCAATCTTTTGGAGTATTAAACGGTATTGGTGCGTTTGCTAGTGATGTAGATTACAAAGCGCCACAAATCGCCGCTTATTACAATCGCGAGGGTTTAGTTGACAAAAGTTATATGACGCCGTCAATAGCTGGCCTGGATGAAGAAGGCTGTTAATTTATTTTCCTTTCACCTTTATTAAAAAATAAAAAACTTATAACAAATGGCAACTCAAATGGGAAGCAGAATGGTTTTCGAAAATGCGAAAGCCTTAGTGCGCGGTTTAGGTTATAGTGTAGATCACGCTAAATTGACGCAATCATATTTACGCAGTGAAGTAGCTTTAAGCACTTCTATTGCAAACTATCATATTCCTGTACTTGTAAACGACACTCAAAACGGTGCAAGCCGCGTAAACGAGAAGCGTTTAAACCTACAAGATATTTTTGTTACAACTGAGATTTCAGTTTTAATCGGTATTGGATCTGGAACTAACACAGCTGCAAAGTTGTATTCTTATCCTAATGCTTCTGTATTTACTTCTGCAACAGATGATAATCTTTGGAGTATTTACAACGGTTATTTAAACTTGACTATTAACAACGAGCAAGTTTTACCAGCGTGGGACGTTTTACGTCACTATTTTGTTCCTCAAACGCAACAAAATACAAACTTTAACAGTGCTACTGCAACATCACCAGCGCAATATACTATTGATCAATTTGCAGCTTCTAGCGACGCATTTTATCCAGTTGAGCCAGGTATTGTAATGAACGGTGCTGCAAATATTAACTTCCAGTTAACTGCAAACGGTGCGCCTGCAACAGTTGTGGCTGATAGCTTTATTTGCGTTCAACAACGTGGTATTCTTTGCCAAAACGTTACTACTGTTAAATAGTATTGACAATATGTGCCTGGCGGGCCTAAAACGCCGCCGCCGACGGTCGGATATTACCGTCACTTTTTTTAATTTATTAATTTTAAGATATGCGTATCAAAAGGTTTGAAGCAGTTGAAATTAACGTTCCTAGTGGATCTACACTAACACGTTTTTATTTTCCTGATTTACCACAATTAAGAAACGCAAAGATCGAAGCAGTACAAGTTTATATTGCTGGCGCAATTAGTGCAACCCCTTTAACTGGATCAACCCCAGTTACAGTTGCGGACGCTAAAAAGTCATTTTTAACTTTGTACCAGGGTGATTTACAATTGATATACAATATACCATTGGTAGGCTTAAACAATATCCAAGAAGGTTCAACGCCTTTTATATTTGATTTGCCTAGTATGAATGATATTGATATTAGCTGGACAAAATCCTTTGTATCTTTGCCATCTGCACTAGCAACCACTAACGTGGCGTATAGTTTTGGCGTTTATTACTACTTGTAAAATTTTTATATTATGGCAGCGTTTAGGCCCGAAATATTTACCATTGATGAAGTCGTAAACTTTTACGACGCAGCAGAGGGAAGCGAATATAAAATATTTGCTGGCGTTAACCCGACAGCACAATATTTGCGTTACAACTTTATAGGCGAGAAAGAAATTGGACGCCAAGAGCTTGTTAATGCCCTAACACAGCTGCGCAATAACATAGAAAACTACAATCCGTATTTAATACAAGTTATCAGCGAGGGAAATACTGGAAGGGGCAAGAAAAAAGAAAGTCCAGTCCTTACCAGTATTTCTTTTCAGCTAAATAGGCCTCAATCAATGTTACCAATGCAAGCAATGTCTGGAATGGGAAGCCCTAGGACAGAAATGTTACTTGAAAAATTAGTTGAGCAAAACGCTATGTTACAAAGTAGAATAGCGGCAATAGAAGCATTGGACGATCTGGAAGAAGAAGAAGAAGCACCCAAAAGCCCTATTGATCAAATGATAAGCAATCCGCAAGTTCAGGAAGCACTAATAGCTGGCGTTATATCTTTAATGTCAGGACTAGCAAGCGGATTAGGTGGCCAAAAGGCAATAGCTGGGATAGGTGATGAAGCAGAAGCAACAGAAATTTTAAGATCATTAATGAGTAAAGGCGTAACAATAGATCATTTGAGAAAATTAGATCAAATGAGCAGCGCAAAACTTTCTTCATTGTTATTTATGTTATAATGGCTAGAAGTAATTTTTTAAAAGATAATAGCCAATTAATAATTGGCTTGGTAGTTGTTTACTTTGGATATACCAAAGTGATCAAGCCGTTATTAGAAAGTGTAGGGCTTCAAAAAAGTGATGAAGAAATTGAAATTGAGAAGCAGACAAGCAATCCAGGTAGTCCCTGGAACCCTAATTATTGGCGTAAAGGTGGATCGACTATTTTAACAAACGCCAACGTCAATAAATTTATTGAAACAATCTGGAACGCACCAGGCTATTTTAGCGACGATTTCGACGCTGTTTTAGGCGTATTTAAGCAGCTTAAAACAAAAAGCCAGGTAAGTTATTTAAGTGACAAATTTAACCAGGCAAAAGGTAAAGATCTATTAAGCTGGTTACAGGGCGGCGGGGCTTTAAGTTGGCCCGCAGATAGATTTAGCGCGGAGCAAGTAAACCAGTTAATAAAATACGTTAACGGTTTAAAAAACTATTAAGATGAAAAATAAAGGCGGTTTAATTATATTACTTTTATTGTATGGCGTAATTGTTTACGCTGCTACTAAAAAAAGAAAAGGATCTATTGAAATAGGCCCACTGGATAAAGGCGAGTTTATTAATGATCCAGCAGACTTATTGAGTGATTATGAAAAATCAATGTTTGAAATATGAAAAATAAGAATTTAATATTATTTGTGGCAGCGGGCCTAGCTTATTGGTATTTCTTTATGAAAAAGAAGCCAGCTGAGTTAATTACTTCTCCTGGTGTACCAGATCAACCAGCACAGCCAGTTGAAACTTTGCAACCAATGATCCAAACTGAAAGCGTTTCAATAGTAGAAGAAATTAGAAATTTTGGTGAGGGTAACCCACAACCGCAACATAGCGAAAACATTTACCAAAATTATTACGTTAACCAGGTAAGCGGAGTAAAGCGTATGGGCGTTCCTTACACTATTTAATTTTACTTTCACCTTTAATAAAATACAATGGCAAATTATAAAGTAGGAGCCGAGCTTATAAATTACGACGTAAACTTTACAACATACGACGTAAGCGGATATGTTACAAGCGACTGTAATAGTATTCTTTTTATCAATTACGGATCTAATGCCGTACAGATTGAAAGTGTTACGCTGCAACAAAATCAAAGTTTACAAATAGAAGGCAACCAGGGCGAATTTACAACGCGCCGATTTTTTGCCAACTTTATTAATTCAGGGGGCTTTAACAACCTCGTAACTGTTAAGAAAAATTATATAGGATAATGCCAGCAATAGATTTATCAATATTAAACCAAAGACAGACGCCAGCGTTTTACGCTAGTAGTTTGGCTACTAGGCCAACTTTTGGCTTTGCTGGACGTATGTTTATAGATACCGACGTTCCAAGCACCGGTATTTATAGGGATACTGGTAGCGCCTGGGTGCAAATAGCAGATCAAACAGGATCTTTAACTGGTTATATTCAAACGCAAACAGTATGGACAACAGCTTCTAACCAAAGAGATTTTAGGTACAATAGTAAAAGATTTTTAGTTGCAAATGATGATCCAGCTAATGCAGGTATAGTGCCATTAAATACTTTATTTATAAATTACCAAAATGATTTTTCTGTTGGTACTGTTATAACTGGCCGTTTAGGTATAAATACAGATACACCAGGAACAGCACTTGATATACACAACGCAACAAATACAATTTTGCAACTTAATCAAACAGTTGCAACAAATGATACTAGAATAGCTTTTCAAAATAGTGGATCTGCTTTGTGGCGTATTGGTAATTTATACAACGCTGGTGCCAATGATTTTGAAATATTTGATGTTGTAGGATCTCTTCAATCATTAACCGTTAAAAAAACAACCGGCCAAGTATTAATTGGCACTACAACTGTTGGATCTGGTAAATTAGTTGTTTCTAGTACAAATAGCGACAATGGAGTGCAGATAGTAGGTGCAGCGGCGCCAAGTTTAAGAATAGATAACGCTGCAAGTGGCCCAACAAAACGGGCTGGTTTAGGTATTTCAACGGCTGCAAACAATTTTATCCAGGGTAGTGTAGATCGCGACTTTTGTATGTTTAACGGATCTACAACAGCAAGCCCTATTTTATTTGGTATATACGATACTACAAACGTGGCAGAAGCAGCTAGAATAAGCGCTGCAAGAAATTTTTTAATAGGAACAACAACAGACGCCGGGCAAAAACTTCAAGTTAATGGCGGAGTATATGTAAACGGAAATACAAACTCTGTAACATATAAAGGAAGTACATTTGAGTTTTATGTAATTAATAATGCAGCAACTTCAAATTTATTACATCACGACGCAAGTAATTTATATGTATTAGGTGATATTTATGTTAGAGGTAATGGCTTTAATACAGGTACACAGGTAGCAACATTTTTAAATGTTACTTCTTCAATTTTAAATACTGTAACAAATAAGATACAAGTTAGCATAGGTGGAAATACATATTATTTACTAGCTTCTACATCTGCAACATAATTAAAAAAATATGAAACAAATACAACCTATTCAAATATGGGTAAACGGAGCAGATCAAACTGCAACCCTTTTTAGCTTAATCATCATTAATGATAATCTAACTAACAGCGCGACATTTTACTGGCAGTTATTAGACGCTGACGCAGTTAAATTAGCAGACGGAAATTTAACAATCGGTGAGCCTGATTATGACGTTTGGGGATCAACAGCAGACGTTAACCAGGCAGCATACGACTGGGCCGCTAGTAAGTTAAATATTACACTAGTTTAATTAATCTTTAAAATACAAAACCAATGGAAACCAAACAAGCACTTGCAATTTTAAAACAAATTTTAGACGCAGCTAGCAAAAGCGGTTTATTTGAAAACTTAACGGCAGCTATGACAGCAGCCGACGCTTACAATGCTATTGCTCGTGAAATATTAAAAGAAGAAAATGGCGACGGATCTGTTATTTAGTATTTGCATTTTTATTGCCGCTGGTGGTGGTTTTTATTTTACAACCAAAAACAGGTTAGATAAAATAGAAAGGGATCTATCCAGGCACAACAATACTAATACCGAAATATTGGATCGTCTGGCGCGCATTGAAACAAAACTTGATTTTGTAACTAAAATGTAACAATATGTTTAAGAACTGGAAAACTAGCTTATTCGGCCTAGGTGCTGTTATTACTGGCGTTGCAACCGTATTAAAGGGTGATTTGCCTAGTGGTATTACAGCCATTTTAAGCGGCCTAGGTTTATTTGCAGCAAAAGACGCTGACATCAATTTAAATAATCGTCCATAATGACAATCCAGGCTAAAAAATACCTGGTTATTGGAGTTGTGGCGTTAATCTTATTAAGTAGCACAATGGCAATAGGGGCAAAGGCCGAGGAACTTATTAAAAAGTTTGAAGCCGACGATATCAATAAGTATTTAGACGCTTATATTGATCCGGTGGGTATACCTACAATCGGTTATGGATCTATTTATAATTACGACGCAAAACGTAAAGTGAGGCTAGGTGATAGTATTACAGTTGAAAAGGCTATTGAGTGGCTTAGAAAAGAAACTAAAACTATTGCCCCCCAGATTAAAGCGCTAGTTAAGGTACCTATTAACCAAAACCAGATAGATAGCTTGACAAGTTTTGTTTATAATGTAGGGATCGGCGCATTTCAATCTAGTACACTTTTAAGGTTACTTAATAGCGGCGCACCTAAAAGCGAGGTGGCGGCCCAATTTGATCGCTGGAACAAAGGAACGGTAAATGGCCAAAAAGTAATTTTACCAGGCCTAGTAAGGCGCAGAAGTGAAGAAAAAGCACTATTTTTAGCATAAGCAAGCAAGTTGGTTAGATAAATTTCAATGGTCTAGTACAAAAAAGGAAGCCTGGTATGTCTATACTGGGCTTTTTTATGCCCCTATAAAAATAAATTTGGTGGTTTAAACGTTTTTACTATAATTTTACCAACGACAAACAAAAACCCTATTTTATGCAATTAAAAACCGACAGTAAGATCCTGGGCGAAATAGCCAGCTTACAACACAAAATTTTGCGCCTGGAAGCATTACGGGCCTTATCACCTTACGAACAATGCACATTTTTTTTCTATTCTAGTTCTGGTAAGTTTTTATCCTTAAACGAGAATGATTTGCCGTTTGATCTTTGTTTTGAAATAAGGATCTTAATAGACGCGGCGCTAGAACATTACCAGTTTGAAATAAAAAGACTAGAAAACAGTTTTCAATGCGACGCAAACTAATTAGATTAGCTGCAATAATATTTTTTATTGCAGTAAGCGTTCCAGTATGCCTATTAACATACAGCGGCGCTTATATACTTTTTTACCTATTTAAAATTTATCACTTTTTAAAACCAACAAAATGAAAAACGAGTATTTAAAAGATCTAGCCGACGGCTTTGGATCTATGAACAAAGTAGAAAACAAAAAAAACGACAAGCAACCCGACTACCAAGGCTATTTTAAAGCAGACGGCAAGCTGTTTGAAATTGCTGGCTGGGTAAAGATTAGTAAAGCTAGCAACAAGTATTTATCTATTGCAGTTAAAGAGTTTACAGAAAATAAAACTAATAACGAATTATGATAAACGCTATAAATACATTAGAAAATTATATTGAAAAACTTGATCTAATTATAGAAGAAAATAATGAAATAATATATAATAACAATGTTATTATAGAAGAATTAGAAAGAGAAAATGAAATATATATACAAAAAAAAGAAGAAATTTTAAACGCCATTGAAAAATTAAACAAATGAAAATAGATAAAAACGCACCAGCTTTTCCAGTTATGCCAGTTCAAGATCAATTTGGCCGCCTAGTGGCACCTATACCGGGCCTAACAAAATACGAACACGTTTTATTGCAAATACTTTGCGCCAAAGAAATGCAAAATAATCATAGTAAAATAGGACTATCAACACTTTTAAGAGAGTGCGAAACACTCGCAAACGAATATTTTTTAACCCTAGAAAAACTACAAAATGAAAACGAAAATTATACTAAGGTTATTGAGATGTAGCCCCAACGTACAAGCTGTAATAGCCCTAATTATTGCAGCCATTTTAATAGGCTTTTTACAAAGGATCTAATGATAGACGGACAAAACAAATTAACTTTACAAGAAAAACTAGCACAGAGAAAATACAAGCCCGATTTCATACCCCCCCCAAGCCAGGTAATATTCACTATTGACGATAAACCAATTGGAACGATCCAAAATTTTATCGTTTTTAGTGGATTGCCTAAGGCGGGCAAAAGTACTTTTCTAGCCGCTGCAATAGCTTCTGCATTTCAACCTGGTGATGTGTTTGGAATGAAAGTGCATTTCCCAGAAGGAAGGCGCAGAATAGCTTATTTTGACACTGAAAGCAGCGATTTTGATTTTTACAGACAAGTTAATAAAATAAAGCATTTTAGCAATTTAAACAGCTTACCTACCTGGGCTGACTGTTTTACAGTGCGCGAGGACGGCCCAGGCGAAATAAGGGCCTTAATCGTTAATTATTTAGAAAATAACCCTGACTGCCCGATTATTATAATTGACGGCCTTTTGGATCTTATTTTTGACTATAACAGCGAAATAGAAAGCCGCAAGCTGGTGAACTGGTTTAAAAAACTAACTAAGATTTACAACTGTTTATTTGTAGGCGTACTTCACCAGGGCAAAGGCCTGGGCGCGCAGACACTAGGACACTTAGGCTCAAATTGTGATCGCTGGGCTTCTAGCACCTTAGAAATAATTAAAGACAAAGACAAAAAGACCTTTACATTACAGCCGAGGTTTTTACGATCTAGCGAAGATTTTAACCCAGTTGTTCTTATGAACATTGGCGGCAACTGGCAACAAATATCTATTGAAGGTGAAAGCAAAAAGACTGAAATAAAGCACCCAAAACAATTTACTGAACTAGATCATAAAAACATAATAAACCAGCTTATTTACGGCCCTACTAGCTACAAAGATCTAATAGCAGACATACAAGAGCAGCACGCAAAAGGTATGAACTGGGCGAAACAATTATGTAAGATCTGGATAGATAAAAAATTTATTCACAAAAACGAAACAAACCTATATGAAAAAAGATACTAAACGTTTTATAGCCTATATGCTAATGCAAAAACATTTTAAACTTGTAAAGAAAGGCGCCAACTGGCGTATAGAATACAACGGCGTTTTATTACAGCCAGAGGATATAGAATTCTTAAAGTTAATTGCAAAAAAAAGCGGCCAAAAATTTGACCGCCTGGACAAAACAATTAACCCTAATTAACTGCTTATTTTCCTTTCACGACAAAGATATATAAAAATGGAATATTACACAGCAATTATTTTTTTTGAGGATCACAAAGAAATAACCCCTAAAAAATATCGAAATATAAACCGAGTTGAAAATTTTATAGAGTTTGCCCGCAAAGTTGGCGGACATTATGTAAATTTATACGAGAAAAAAACGAAACGATTTTATTGCCGCGTCTGGCTGAACAATTAAAACAAAGCTAGCAGCCCAGTACGCCGCCAAAATACCAGCCTAGTGCTGGTTTTTTTGTGCCTGGCATATATCGCTTAATTAGTGGTTTAATTAAAGGTGAAAAGAAAATAATTTAAACCGGTTTAAGTGGTTTAAAATAGGTGGTTTAATTTTTATCTTTTTACCAGAGGTACAAAGATAATAAATTTTAAACTAAAAGTTTAACCAACACACACTATTTTTAAAAAAAAGTTTTTTTTAGTTAATTTCGGTTAATTTTTGTACCTTTGTAGCAGTATGGCAGCAAAAAAATGGCTAGCAGCCCTAGTTGGCGCAGCAGCAGTTTACTGGGTTTACAGCAAGTACCGCTTTTCGCAGGGCGTTAGCTTTGTAATATCCAGGGTGGGCCTGGGTGGATCATTTTTAGATCCACAGATCAATATAGAAGTAACTATCAATAACCCCACAGCATTTAGAACAGAATTAAGCAATTTGAGGGCGCAGCTATATCTAGCAAGCGGTACAAAGGTGGCTGATGTATATTATAACAATAGAACGGTAATACTAGCAAATAGCCAGGCTATTTTGCCACTGGTAGCAGTTACGACACTAGAAGGCGCAATAAATTCTATTCGCGAACTTATAAAAAGCAAAAAGGCTGATTTTCGCCTAGCTGGTACGGCTCAGGTGGACGGTGTTTTATTACCTTTTGATATAAAATATAGTTTTAATGGTTTCTAAAAGCGTAGTATTAAAAAAGCTGGCGCCTTTTCAAAACTATAAAAAGGTAGTTAGTTCGGATCAAACAGTTACCGATATAATAGACGGAATAGTTGATACGCATTATAAATGGCAAGAAGAATACGACAAAATAAGTGATATTTTTGTCGGTGAGAGTGAATTAGAAACGGCGAGAAATATTTGGAATTTTTTAAAATCAAATGTACCTTATTACATTGAGAGCAATAAAAACCAAACTTTAAGAAGCCCTAGCGCCATTGTAGCAATGCCAGGTGACTGCAAAAGTTATGCTTTATTTGCAAATGGTGTGTTAGATAGTTTAAATAGAAAAGGTATTTTCCAGGTACCTTTGGCGTTTAGATTTGCAGGATATAAAGATAGTTCAAGAGAGCCACAACACGTTTTTGCTGTTATGTATCCAGGAACAAAAAAAGAAATTTGGATTGATCCAGTGTTGACAAGATTTAACGAGAAAAGACAACCTAGTTTTTATAAAGATAAAAAAATAAAAATGGCACTAATTGCATTAAGCGGCGTTGGTTACACATCAAGCGACAAACGCGCAGAAATGGAAGCG